AAGTGCTAAGTATTTGCCATAAGTTTCTGCAGCATGAATTTCTATTTCGTATGACAAATGGTATGCAGACTTAGGAGCCAACCAGTAATAAACCACATTGATCCAATAATAGACAAGTACGAGGTGTCTGGCGAAAAAGCGATCAATCCAATAAGAATTACCACCCCGACTTTCCATGTATTCCAGATGCTCTGTTTCATTGACTGTTTGTGCAAAGTGTTCTTTCATCAAGTATAGATGCTCTGAACCACGAAGACCTAAAGATTCTCTTAAATGTAAGACACTCAAAAATGCAAAATAAGGTGCCCGAGCAATCTCTTCAAGTACCCAAAATCTTTGAAAGTCCCTACCACGATAAAGATAATCAATTATTGAAATTGTGAATGATAGCGTAAAGGAATTAATCTTCTGCATAATCATCTTCCTCATAAAGTGGACATGGTTCTTCAAAAAGATGTTCCATCCTAAGTTGTTTGATGCGCTCTCGGAGTCCTTTATAGAACTCTCTCTTTTCTTCCTCTTGCATTTTCTCCTTAAAGTGTGATCTTTAACCAAGGAAATATAGGATCAATTACTCCAATGAGTCGAAGCAGACCTTCAGAGAAAAGACCTAGAATTAAAAATCCAACAAACATGCTAATCATTCCAGCATTACGATTATGCCTTCTTATGGCATCATCAATCATCTCCTGACACTTATCTTCAGTAATATAGTGAGAGGGTTTGATTTCATCCATCCTGTGACTCATCTTCAAGTTTTACCAAAGTTTTCATTCTATCTTCCCATGTTACTCCACCACCCTCACCTCTGCACGGATTTATGCAGGTTTCATCACCATGATTGTTACAAACTAATCCGGCAAGATCTAATTCATTTCCAAGTTTTCCAGTTCCAGACCAATAGTGTTGCCCCCCTATCCAGATAGCCCCACACTTAGGGCACGTTTTATTATCAGATGACAAAGATGATTGATCATCGGTCATTCTTCTTTTGCTCCTTGAGTAATTGTTGGTAGTTTGCAGTATCTTTAAGAAGTCTCCTTCTTAGTTTCTGCTCCATCCACTTCATTTGAAACCGTATCCATACATAACGGATTTGAAGATCTATGAATTGAATTAACCTCATGGTAGCATCATATCCCGCATATGCAACTAAGCAGATGAATGTTAGGATAAGAAGATAAAACAGAATCATTTATGATCTCCATATAACTGTATATAGATATCATAAAAATTCTTAACTATTTCTTTATAAAAACGGAGAGAACAGGAATCGAACCTGCGAAGGTGTTACCCTCAGCCGCTTTCAAGGCGGTGTCCTCGACCAACCGGACTCTCTCCAAATATTAACGGATTTCAAAGTTCAATTTACGAACTTTGCGTTGCCTTCTTTGCTCTTGCCACATAATATCTTCTTGCGATAAAACTCCCGCTTTCTTTTTAGATTGATTAGAGTTTAACATAACAACCTGTGATAGGTCAACAGCTGAGACTTTATCACCACGAATAGTTGTCATATTGGAACAACCACAAGAAACTGTTTTACTTGGATGTCCCTCCAACTCCCTGCCACAGGAGCGACATCTAATCTTTATGTTATCCATTTTAATGTTCTAAACTTCGTCAGTTTTTAGTTATTTATCTAAAATCTGGACCACCATACCAACCAACAATAACAGATCTTTCTCCAGATTTTAAAGGTGTGACTCTATGTGTAGACGTAGATGGAAAAATAATACATTCACCCATTCCCAATTTTATTTTATCAACTTTTTGATTATTTCCTGGCAGTATAATTTGAAATTCTCCTCCTTCATAATCATTATGATTACTTAATCCCAAAACTACTGTTAATTTTCTAACACCAATTTCATTTTCAGTAACAGCATTATCACAATGCCATTTATATCCAGTTCCTTTTCCTTTATAATGAAGAAACTGCAAGTCACTATGCCAATTAACTAAATCAAAATCAAAAAGTTCATCATTTACAGTTCTCACATAATAGTCCAATAGACCATTGATCCAATGAACAGGTTCAATCGGAGTCATTTGACAATTTCTTATCTGTGTATTTAAAGCACCATCATCATTATCATCGGCACCAATTAAAGCTGGTTTCATTTCGGGAGATTTGTTGATAATAGTATCAAGAATACTTCTTACCATATCATTATTGATTCCAGTATAAAAATGAGAAAGTGTTGGTATATTTTGCATCTAAAAATTAAATTTAAAATGGGAGATACCGGGTTCGAACCAGTGACACCCTCGGTGTAAACGAGATGCTCTACCACTGAGCTAATCTCCCTTGTCTTTACATTCTAGCATATATTCTACGGTTTTAGCAACATCTTCCATTGCATCACGCAAATAAATTCTTTGACCGGAATGTTGTTCTATTTTTGTGACACCGTTTTTAAACTCTTCAGATAGAGTCCATCTCCACTGTTGCATACTCTTTGAGTACCAAAGATTAATCTTCATTAGAAAAGTTTCCCAACTTACTATCTAGATGCCCAAGAATACGTATCATCGTAGAATTCTGATCTTCAAGAGCATCAATACGTTTGTTCAACTCAAGAATCATATCATAGAGATTCTTACATTCTGCAGTTTCTTTATACTGTCTTTTCATTATTCCAATTCCCAACAGGTAGAACGTGCCAACTCTGGATTCTTTTGTAGTGCTCTGTGAACATGACCATGAACATCTTGTTCTAAAGTATGATGTGCTTTGGTATGAACGAATTCAATCACCCCAAGAGATCCACAGATCAGTATATTTATGATCGTGACTGGATGAAATAAAATTTTCAACATAAAAAAGGGGTGCCGTCGCACCCCAGTATAACACCTAGATGTTTAGTTGTAAACTCAGAAGTTGTACTTCACACCCAGTTTACCACCAACACCGAGATCGTCGGAATCGTCTGCAGTCAGGAAGGAAACTTCACCATAGACTCCGATAGCATCCGTAACAGGAACTCCAACACCTGCTTTACCAGAGAAACGGGTCTCGGTATCTTCTCCATCAACAGCAACGATTGCTGGACCAGCCTGGACGTAGTAAGATGCACCAGACTCACCAAGAGAACCTTCGTAGCCTACATGGATGTCTGTAGTTGCTCCGGAGTAATCGTCTCCCGTCCATCCTGCATTTGCTTCCACATTGACATACGGACCTGCAAGGGCAGCGCCTGCGGACATAGACAGAGCAGCAGTTGCTGCGAATACAGATTTGATCATTTGTTTTAACCTCGTTTGTTTTACTTGCGGAATGGTTACCCGCAGATGAAAGGGGAATCGACATCTCCCCGTTGTTTACCTTCTGTAATATTATAACAAAAGGTAAAGTATTTATACTAGGTATAAATTCTGGTTTTACGGTAAACCAGAAAGCGAAATACGGGATTCGAACCCGTGACACCAACTTGGAAGGATGGGATGTTACCACTACACCAATTTCGCAAAGGTGGGAGATTGTTCTCCCGACACTTCCCTCACACGGATGAACATATTATAAAGGAAGGTTAGAATCTTGTCAAGTTTAGGAAACACTCAAACTTATACCAGAATCAAAATCACTAAGAGATCCAACAGGAAAAAGATTAAAAGCTAAAGAGTACCTGTACATATCAGATGTATTTTCTAGAACTCGATGTTCTAGATTGGAAGGAAAAATAACTAACATATTTTTACGAGGTTTTACTTCAATAGAATCAGTGTTGTATATGTTATCATTTGAACCATAATTTAACTCAAAGATTGAAGTTGATGGATTTCCACTGAATTCTAACTGACCTCCATCACCATCATCAAAGTAAAAAACACAACTATACAAAGAATTACTATGACGATGTTCATGGGAATACCCACCCTTTCCTGTTTGTGTAATCCATGAAGTTGTGATTGCAAAATCTGTAGGACCCAAGTTTAGCACTTCATCTTTATACAAATTAAAGTATGACATCATAATTTCCTTTACTTCAGGAAAATCATCCAATATTTTTCTACGATCAGAATAAGAAAAATTATAAGAACCAGACTCAATAAAATTTAATCTAGGTATACTATTTGCCATTAAAGAAAAATCTTCTTCTAATATAAGAATTCCAACAGGAGAGGAAAATAATGGCAAAACTTCAAGATCCATAATTAAAAATAATCAAGCCTTCGACAAGATTTGAACTTGCGACCTGAGCTTTACAAAAGCCCTGCTCTACCACTGAGCTACAAAGGCAA